GGGTATGGCGACTGTACGCTGTATGGTGCACACGGCAAGTGCAGCGCCTGATGACAGATCCACGAAGTCTGAATGCTCTCGATGTGGCCGAGAGGCACGCTAACGGACAGGCCACCGATGAGGAGTTATCCGCTGCATGGATAGCTGCAAAGGACGCAGAGGTCGCCACATTTGACGCAGGGGCCTCACAGGCCGCACAGTCCGCCGCACGGGCCGCCGCACGGACCGCATGGACCGGCGCAAGAGGCGCAGGGATCGCCGCATTTGACGCAGAGGTCGCCGCATTTGACGCAGGAGACACACGGGCCGCAGGAGACGCACGGGAAACCGCACGGGCCGCTCAAACTGCCAAATTTAGAGAGATGGTATCTGGTGGCTGATATAATTTATGAGGCTGAAAAAAAACAATCGGCCCGGCGCAACCGGGAAAACTAAAAAAGGAGAACGAAAATGAGAGTAAAATTGCATGTGGACCCCCGCGCCGCAACGCTGGCGGGAAAAAACGAAGCGGGTCTCATCGAAATCGATGTAAACCCAGCAAAATTGACCAGTCCACAGAGGCAGGAGCTGGCTAAGAGTGACATCGTATCCGGCGTGTTTATCCTCGATCACCCAGACCGGAGATCCGGCGGCGGGCCGTTAGAAGCAACGATGGAGACGGTCCAGGACACGCTGGATGCGTTGGCCGCACGGCGGCAAAAGCGCCTGGCAAAAAAAATGCGGCTCCTGGGAAAAGAAATAGCTTGGTTAACCAACCTGAAAACCCAGGATAATGAGTGTTTCACTTGGCGGGACGGATTGACCCAATGCCGAGTGCGCTTGAGCGATCGGGTTGAGCAAATCAAGTTGCTGGCCGCGGAACTCCGGGACAGCGAGGTTCTGCAGTACATCGCGGAACACCTTGAAGTAAGACTCCCAGCGCTACAGGCCGCCGCAACGCGGGCGAGAAATGAAAAAATAGCTATGGAGCAAGAGCAGAAACACGAAATGAGATTGCAAAAAATAGAAGCAATACGGACGGCCGAGGTGGAGGAGCGAGAGAAGGCGGAGTGGCTAGAAAATTTCATCCGGGACGGCGGATCCGCTGATCAAAAAGAGCGGCTGGCCGCAGGGGTGCTCGATCCGGCGGAAATGCTCCAAACCCTGGAGGATTATTTGTTCTGCGGGTTTATAGGCATGGATATTTTCTCGGAAATCGAAAAAGATGAACTTTCAGTTTTATGCGTGGAAGGCCTTTGCCCCGAGATGAAGGCGGAGGAGAAGGAAGAGAGATTTAAAGTATATCTGACTGCAGAGGAGTTTGCCGGGGTGAAAATATTGCAGAAGAAAGCTGAGGCAACCCAGATCCAAGTGGTAGCGGTGTCACTACGCTGCGCCAACTGCGGCGCGGAGGTGTCACGGACGGCCTACCGGGTAACGGTATCCTGCGGGCCATTTAGTCTTTCCCGAGATTTTGCGGTATAGAAAACAACCGCCCTGGCGCAACCGAGGAATATTCAAGCCTTACGGCCTGGGCATCAACGGCCCCGAGAGGGGCCAAAGGAGGGAAAATGGACAGAACAAAAGGAATCGGCGGCTCAGACGTAGCCGCTATCTGCGGCGTGTCGCCGTGGAAAACGCCGCTGCAAATTTATTTAGAAAAAATCGGTGAAGCGGCCGGTTCGCCCGACAACCCGGCCATGGCTTACGGACGCATGGTTGAGCCTGTTATATTGCAATGGTATGAGCAATATACGGGCCAGACGGTCGCTGTGCCCGGCCCATTGCAGCACCCCCGGTATCCCTACCTGATCGCCCACCTGGATGGTCTGACCCCGGACAGAGTGATTGAGATCAAAACGGCTCGGTCATCCGCTGACTGGGGGGACCCCGGCACCGATCAGATCCCGGTTTATTATCAGACCCAGGTACAATTTTACATGATGATGGCCGGTCGGTCCATCACCGATCTTCCTGTTTCATTTCACGGCACCGCTCCGGAAATTTATACAATTAGAGAGGACGCAGAAATCCAGAAAATGTTGTTGGAAATGTGCATAAAATTTTGGGAGTCAGTGCAAAAACGCCACGCTCCTGCAGCGGTTAATGCGGCAGATATTACCGCCCTGTATGGAGGTAAGTCCATGGCCGCGCAGGTCCTGGCATCAGCCGAGGTTGAGGCGGCGGTTCAGTCATATATCGGTTTGCAAAAACAGGCCAAATCTCTCGAGGTGGAGCAAGAGGCGTTTAAGTTCCAAATTTTACAGGCCCTGGGTGAGGCGGACACGCTCATTGGCTTGAACGGCGCCCCGCTGTGTACTTGGAAAAAAAGCAAGGATTCTACTAAATTCAATGAGAAACAATTCCAGGCGGAGCAGCCAGAGTTATTCCGGCAATACTTGGTAGATAAACCAGGCTCCAGAAGATTTTTAATCAAGGCAATTAAGCAAGGAGTTTAAGATGAACAAAATTATGAATCCCTACGGGGACCAGAACCAGAGGGATAATGTGATTAATATTGAAACGAACCGGGCGGTGGCCGAAGTCCAAGCGGGTATCGTCCTGGCAAAACGATTTGGCCGAACGCCGCAACTGTGCGTTGATCGCATCTTAAAGGAATGCCAGCGGCCAGGGCTGGCCGAAAAAGCGCTTTACTCTTATAGCCGTGGCGGTACAGATATCTCCGGTCCATCAATTCGGCTGGCCGAAGTTATGGCCCGGAATTGGGGGAATATCGACTACGGCATCAAAGAAATCGCGCAAAACCAAGGCGAATCCGAGATGATGGCTTATGCCTGGGATCTGGAAACCAACGTGCGCCAGGTTAAAATTTTTGTGGTCAAACATCTTCGATACACGAAGCGGGGAAGCTACGTGTTGGAAGACGGCCGCGACATCTACGAGGCAACGGCCAACCAGGGCAGCCGGCGTCTGCGGGCGTGTATTCTAGGCATCATACCAGGCGATGTGATCGATGCCGCCGTTAGTCAATGCGAGGAGACTCTGAAGGCCAGCGCCGATGCGTCCCCTGCGGCTATCAAAAAAATGATCGACGCATTTAATGCTCTTGGCGTTAATGAGGAAATGATCGAAAGGCGCATCCAGCGCCGCATTGAAACAATCACCCCGGCCCAGATCGTTAGTTTGCGAAAAATTTATACCTCGCTGCGGGATGATATGAGTGTCCCGAGCGATTGGTTTGAAATCGTCCGCACCGACCTGGGCGGGTCCGCATCCGGCGTCGACGCTCTCAGGAGCGCGCTGAAAAAAAAGACTGAGTCTGAACTTGAGCCCGGACCTAGCGCAGACAGCCCTGCGCCCAGCGCGCAAGCAGGCGACGGCTTAGAAAACGGGGTGAATACAGAAGAATGGGACCCGTACAATGAAGACCTGCAATATCGCTATGGCGCTGACAAGGCCGCAATCATTAAAAATGAGTGTAAAAAAAGAAAAATTAACATCAAAGGCCTGGTGCCACGAGATGCGCATCAACTTTTACTAAAGGCCGGAGCGCAAGCCAATATCCAAAAAGGGCCAAGCGAATCGAACACAGATCCGAACGTCACTGACCGGGAAAACACCGGCGACGAGGGACCGGCTCTTTCCGATTTGCCTGATGCCGAGTCAAACTCTCAGCTTAGTTTTGAAGAGTGTTCGGAGCCGGCAAAGACGCCATTCTGGGATGTGCCGTGAGTCAATATTAAAACCGAGAAAGATGTCAACTACCAACCGGCTATAAGCCGGTGGCTTGTAAGTAAATCGGCTGAAGCCGACCCCCTGCGATAGGTTTATTGACTGAAACGAGGCGAGACAAGTGAAGTCAAAGAGAATTTTATTGCGCGACGTTAAACGGGCAGAATGCGAGTATGCCTATGCGGTGACGCAATGGGGGGAATGTAATTTAGCAACAGCCAGGGCATTAGGAAAATGGCAAAATTTGAAAGAACAATACGATAAACAGAAAAAAACCAGGCAATAGGCAGGTTTGGTAAACCAGATTAAAGAGGAAGAATTATGTTAAATGTCTTTATTTGCGAATATTGCGGTGAGACATTTTTTGCACGCGGCCTGGCGCAGGCGCATGAACAAATGTGTGCTTGCAATCCTAAGAACAGCAACA